GTATTATAGTATAAATATTTTCAATGTCAAATAAAAAATTCCGTAAAGGAAAGAAAAATGACGGTGTTAGAGAAAAAGAAATTGAAGAATTAGAGAAATCATTAAAAACCAAGAAATGGGAATATGATTTTGATGTAACAAACAAATATCAGTTTAATGAGGTTCAAAATCAATTCTTAAATGCAATACAAAGAGATGATTCTCATTTAGCTATTGTAGATGGTCCAGCAGGTACTGCTAAAACTTATCTAGCAGTATTAGCGGCACTTAAATTAATAGCTAAACGTAAATTAGAAAACATAATTTACATTAGAAGTGTTGTAGAAAGTGCTAACAAAAGTATAGGTTTCTTACCAGGTGAAATAGATGAAAAGTTTGCACCATGGGCTATGCCATTAAATGATAAGTTGGAAGAACTTGTTTCTCCTGCGGTAATAAAGAATCTTATCAGTACTAATGTAATAAAATGTATACCTGTTAATTTCTTAAGAGGTCTTACTTTCCGTAATAGTTTCGTTATAGTTGATGAAGCTCAAAACCTAACTTTATCTGAACTTAATACAATTCTTACAAGATTTGGTCATAACAGTAAGTACGTTATAACAGGGGATTCGTTACAGGCTGATATTGGTAAGCTCAGTGGCTTTACTAAAATACTAACAGCGTTCACACACGAAGATTGTATAGCAAAAGGTATCTATACTTTTAAGTTTACAGAAAGTGAAATTGTAAGAAGTGAAATCTTACGATTTATCGTCAGTAGGCTTAAGTGTATTAGCTAATTCTTTAATAGCTTCCTCATAACTAACTATTCTAATTTTGTTAGCTGGTTGAGGAAGTTTCTTTTCTTTAGGTGTAACAGAACTTAACACATCTTGCATTTTATTTTGCACAGATTGTTCAAGTGCAATACTCTTAGGATCGCGATCCCTAATGACCATTATCTCATTAGGGATCTGAACGTTTAAAATGGGACCTACTCCCGCAATGTACCTACCGTACATGTCCCGTAATTTCATCGAAACTATTTATTTTCTTTTTGCGTTATTTCCCCAAGAAGTGCCAGCAAAAGGATCTTTGTATGTGTTGTAACTCTTTGGATAATGTAGAGGTGGAGTTTCCTGTTTAACTGGCTCCTGTTTTGGTTCAGGTTCAGGGGTTTTTGTTGTAGGTGTTACTGTGTAACTGTTTAACTGTGAAGATATTTCACAAATTGCACTATTATTTTCATGCTCCCAAACCTCTACCTTCCAACAGTTGCAACGACCATTGGTGAGATCAATTACAAATTTATTCGCAGCGTTAAGACAATATTCTGCAAATTTTTCTATTCCCACACCATCAGTCATTACACGCAAATCTATAATACCCTTAGAGTGTAAAAACTCAAACAAAGGACGCTCAGGATCTTTTTCCCATACAACAGTAGTATGATCGAACATTTGCTCAAGAGTAGTTTTAAGATCTTTAAGGCCGCCAAAATCTACAACCCAATTATTTTCATCTAACTCATTACAGCCAAACCAGAACTTAGCCTGTAATCTGTATCCGTGAATAAATCTGCAGTGACTCTTAGCAAAAGGTTGTCTAAAGGCGCAAGAGCCTAGAGGGATAACCTTGGTTGATTCGTATTTGTAGTTCGTAATTTGCGTCATAGCGAAATTATAGCTATGGGTATATAGTAGTCAATACCCCATATATTATATTTTAATATATTATATGGAAGTTCCTATTTACGTTTTCTTACGATTCTTTTTAAGTTTTTATATTGAGGCTTAGATCTTAACTGACCTAAATCACCTTTTCCGATAGCTTTAACTCTTTCACCTGCAGCTTCAAGTTTTCTATAACTTTTACCTATAGTATCTAACAACCCTTCATGTAGTTTTAAAAACTTACGATTTTCCTTAAGTATGAAACCTTCATACTCTAACAACGGTTTTTTAGGGTCTGTTTTTAGGCGAACTTTTTTAAGCTGTAATTTATCGAATTCGTTTTCGAACAAACCATCAAGTTTCATAATATTATTTATTGATTTTTAGGAACTGACACTATAATCTCTTTATGAAATGTGAACGTGTGAAGCATCCTACTATTCCAACAGCCAATAGCAATTTGCCTAGAACAGATGAAGAAAAAAAGCAAATTATAGAAAACGCAACTAAAGCGTATGAAGCGTTTTTAGATGCACTTTGTATCGATTGGCGTAATGATCCTAACAGTGAAGGTACACCACGTAGAGTAGCTAAAGCTTATGTGAATGATATTGCTTCAGGATGTTATGATGAACCACCAAAGATTACTTCATTCCCAGCAGACGGTTACGATGGTATGGTGTTTCAGGGAGGTATTCCTGTAAAATCTCTTTGCAGTCATCACCATCTTGCTTTTACTGGTGTTGCACACGTTGCATATATTCCGAGTCTAGAAGGTAGAGTTATTGGTCTATCTAAGCTTAATCGTATTGTAGAATTTTATGCAAGACGTCCTCAAATTCAGGAAGGACTTACAATGCAGATTCATAAAGCTATTTCAGATGTATGTGAAAAGAATCTTGGAGTTGCAGTGATGGTAAGTGCAACTCATACATGTGCATGTAATAGAGGTGTTAGACATGATGGTTGTGAGATGAATACATCTAAGTTGTCTGGTGATTTTCTAAATGACGGTGCAGTAAGAGCTGAATTTTATCAGTTTATTACCCACTGGGCTAGACAGAAGTAATTATGAAAAAGTACGAAGTATATATCAGAAGTGATGGTAGTAAGGTCAATGTTACAAAGATGGTAGATGAGCACCTTGATAATGCAATTAACTATTGCAGACGTAAGGGATTCAATCGCAAATACAATATGCTACGCCGTGAACGTTATCGTAGACAGAGTGTTAGCTAATATTGTTTTGTTTTGTAACGTCTATCATACCACCTAACTTAGCAATAAAGTCTTTTCCTAAAAGTACTTTATGCTCATTATCAGCCCTATCCGCTATACTAAATGGAGTATTAGGATAGGGTTTACCCCCTATTGAGATATCAAATAATACCACAGGTCTTTTTTCTATGTTACCTGAACCAATGTTAATATCTACAAATCCTTGAATCTTTTTAGTTAATTTTTTACCGTTAACAGTCTCAAAATTAACCATATCACCGTATTCATCTAAGTTTACACCATGCAAGACATTATAAGCCCCGTTACCGCTATCAACTTTAGCGTCAACGGGGCCTAATTCTTTAAACGTAATAGTTTCTACTAATCCTAGTACTGCTTCAAAAAATAACTTGAATGAAATCACTCAATTATTTATTGATATCAGTTAAGCAGCTTTTGGTTGTGACTTAAGTTCCTTCTTACGCTCTTGAATCTGCTTACGTAGGGTTCTGGTTAACTTTCCCATCTCTAGAAGAGCTTTGCGAGCACGAGCAGCAGCAGATGCATTATCCTTTTCCATAAACTTTACGATGTTTTCTTGGAAATCGTTAAAGTTAGTCTGTAATGATGTAATATTATCGTTCATACCGTATATTATACAGTAGAATATTGCAATCAACTACCTAGCGTTACTTTTTACTCTTCCACTGTACTCTAGCACTACTCTTTTTCTTATGTAACTTACCTTTAATACTCTTACATTGAGCATGAGTTGGTCTACAAGCAGGGTATTTTCCACCTTTACTTTTTGATGAACAAGGACCACCAGTTCTACAATTTATCCAACCTCTAAACTTTTTACCAGTACGTTTATCTCTATGTGGTTTAAACCAATCTCTTAAAGATTCAAATACTAGTTCGACTTTTTTATCGAACTCTGTCATTTTTTCTTTTTAAAGGCTTTACCTTTACGGCATTTTGCTAAAGCTCCTGAAGCGTATGCACTTGGCCATACTTTATATCTTGCTTTTACTGCGTAATAGCATCTATCTTTTTTTTCAGACACCATGTCGTCTACATATACTTCAACAGGTTCTGAACTTACACTCTGATTATCAGCTTGTTTATTATATTCCATGTAATCAGCTACAGTTTCAATATAATCTGCTGCTAAAGTAATTTTTGATGTAGTCCAACCTTCTAAATTTTTACCACTTTGTAACATTTGCAATATAGTTAATGCTTTATCAGCTAACATTAAAAGCTGACCTTTTGCCATTTCAATTGATTCTTCATCACTAACTTCTTCACAATCTTCGTAACCAGAAGCCTGTGACCCGGTAGCTCCTACATTTGATATCAAACCTGGGTATCTACCCTTTGGAATACCCGAACCACCAGCTGCATTACTGCCCGGGGCTGGCACTACAACAGCAGTAGGTGTACCAGAACCCATATTAGCTACTGACGATTCATTAATTTTTGTATATTCATTTAAAATACCATGGGCATCATTTCCGGATAATCTCATGTTAATATTTATAAATAATAATATGAGTTTTAACGAGCTTGTTAATAGTCTTTTAGAGGATTACAAATCTATAGATGAATCCGAACTAACACTTTTAGAGAAGAAAGGTGCAAGATGCACAAAAGTTACCGGTCAAATGTCTTCCACTAGACCAGGTAAGAAATACATGAGATGTGCTAGAGTAAACGGTAAACTAAAGCGTGTTCATTATGGGGATAAAAACTTACGTATAAAGAAATCAAACCCTAAGAGACGTAAATCGTTTAGAGCAAGACATAAATGTAGCTCTGCTAAACCAGGTACACCTAGATACTTCTCTTGCAAAAACTGGTAATTTTATGCCCGCAACATCAGAAAAACAAAAAAGATTCTTTGGCGCAGTAATGGGTGCTAAAAAAGGTCAAAAAGGAGTGTCAGGTGCAGCTAAAAAAGCTGCTAAAGGAATGACAAAAACTCAAATAAAAGATTTTTTAAAAACTAAAGAAGAAGACGCACAGACACCAACTAAGATAACACAGAAAGATATTTTAGCTCAAGTTCGTAAACCTATGCCACCGTCGCAAAAGGTTTTTGATAAGAGTGATAAGAAAAGATACGATAGAAAGAAGTTTAAAGACTTCTTCAAAGACAAATATAACTACTAAGTTAAATTATTTTGTTTAGGTACTAATCGTTGACCTTCACCCATACCGTAATTAGGTGGGTATAAATAAGTTTTTCTTCTATTAAAAGGAGGTGGTTTTGTGCTTAAATCGGCATCAGTGTAAGGATCGTTTAACTGACTTTCACTATCCTCTTCACGTTTTTTAGTTTTCTTTTTTCTGTTTTTATAAAATGATTTAAAGTTTTTCATAATTTTATTAATTCTAAAGTATTCGGTGATATAAAGCCAGCTCTATTTCTTATTACAAATTGAAAACCGTGTTTGTCTGTTTGTATTTTTATTATCATGGATTTGCATTTTTCATTTCTTTTTTCAGACAAGTAATACGGGTAATATAACTCTACGGATAATACATTACCTATGTAATTATTTAGATTTTCTAATGTTGTTAAATCTATTATCTCACACTTACCTTGTTCAGTTTCTTTTGCAAGATAGTATCCGTAACCATAAGCAGCAGCTAAAAGATCTTTTAGGTTATCAGGATATCTTATATCCACAACCTCTTTACGCTCTTTATTTGAAACTATTTTGTTTGAATACTCGTTAAACCCTAGCACCATTTTATTAACATCGACATTTACTTCTTGTAGGAGCAGATCTATGTTGTTACCCTTATGATAGGTAATATTGTTTTCGTTATCCGAAAAAGAACCTGATACCCCATGACTAACTATTACGTTACCAGAATCACTTTTTAATGATACGTAAATATCTTTACCTGTAATGTCTTTTAAGATTATATCCGATATTACTTTGTCTACATTTTTTGGCGATAAATCCAAAGGACGTTCAACCTTACTATTATAATTTTTTGTTACTCCCACCACGTCAAGGCTTCCTAACAAACACTTTAACTCACGAACTATTTCGTTAGTGTTACCTGAAATTATGTTATCTTGTATTTCGTCTGCTTTTTGTCGTTCATAACTTAACCCCGCATTACCAGCTAC